GCTTTTTTCGATGGATGGCGGGTCAGGCCCGCGCATGACGCGTCGAGGGTAACGATCAGTGGAATTACAACAAGTCCACAGTCCGGATTGAGCGCCGGCGAGATCCGGCAGAAAGAATTTTCGGCACCGCGCGACTTTTCTGTTGACACTGTACAGAAACACTGCTAGAAGCAGGCATCATCCAGAACTGCGCGGCTAGGGAGGCTTGGTGCCGGTGGCCGCCGAGCTTGCGTTGGCGCGCTTGCGCAGCCCGCAGCTCCAATTAGGACCAACGATCGTTGGCTCGGCCCGTCATGGGCGGGCGTGGACCCGCGCATCCACCAAAAGAGCTCCATTCGTCAAAGTGATGGAATGCCGGGTCCAAGCCCGGTCAAGCCCGGCAATGGCCTAAGGAGAGTCATTGTGAACGACCGCTGGTATAAGCCCTGGCGAAACCCGCCAGAAAGAATTTTCGCGCAGGCGCAATTGTTCCTTGACACTGTACAATAAGTCGGCTATAAACGGATATCGTCCAAAGCTGCGCAGCTAGGGAGGCTTGGTGCCAGTGAGCGCCGAGCTTCGTTGCTCTTCGCCCGTTATGCGTGGGCGTGACCCGCGCATCCACCAAAAGAGCTTCATTCGTCAAAGTGATGGATAGCCGGGTCAAGCCCGGCATGAGCCACGGAGAGTCAATGACCTCGGGAGAGTCAATGTCAACGACCGCTGGTATAAGCGCTGGCGAAACCCGCCAGAAAGAATTTTCGGCCTCGTGCAACTTTTGTGTTGACACTGTACAGTAAGTCCGCTATAAACGGATATCGTCCAGAATTGCGCGGAGGATGCGGAGAATAGGGACGGGCGCCGGCGGCGCCCGCCGGTTCTCTGGAGCTTGCGTTACTGCCCGGCCGGGAAACCGCGCCGGGTTTCTTGCATCCGCCGCCAGCGCTCCGAGAGCCTTGCCGCAAAGCGCGGCCGGCTCGGGCCACGCAATCGACAATTTTTTCATCCCGAAAATGGAGAAGAACGCTAATGACCTTTCAAAAAGGAATGAGTGGAAATCCGGCCGGACGGCGGCCAGGGGCCCGCAACAAGTCAAAGATCCTGGTCGAAAGCCTCAGCGCGGAAGACCTCACGGCAATGGTGAAGAAGGCCGGCGAGATGGGCAAGCACGGCAACCTCACGGCGATGCGGCTGTGCTTCGACATGGTCCGCTCCGCACGCCGCGATGCGGGCGTCGCCTGCAATTTGCCGCCGTTGAAAACGGCGGAGGATGTGCTTGCGCTGATGCAGGCCATCGCTGACGCGGTTGCATCCGGGAGCTCCCGCCCGAACAAGGAGCTGAAATCGCAAAGGTTGGTGGCCTGTTCCTGTAGGCGCTGGCCCAGCTCCAGCTCGAGCAGCGTGTCAGCGCCGCGGAAAAGAGAGCGGGGGTGGGAGCGGGAGAATCCTGCGGACCGCCGCCGCGGCCCTCGCGCTGGTGGCAAGGCTGACGTCGCAAGACTGACGTCTTCAAGACTGACGACTTCAAGGCTGCCGTCTTCAAGGCTGACCTGCACCCGGACCCCGCATGCGATTCGTTTCCCTCAATCCCGAGACGCCCGGTTTGGCGAGGCGCTTCGACCGTGCCGACGCTCACCTGAGCGGGCGCGCAGCCAGCGCCGAGAGCGAGCGCGCATACGTTGCGCGGCAGCAGTTCGTGCCCTTCCACGCCCGTCCGCAGCGGTTTGCGTGCATCGTCAGCCATCGGCGGGCGGGGAAGACCGTCGCCTGCATCAATGAGCTGCAGCGGTGTGCGCTGGTGTGCGACCGGAACCGGCCGCGTTTTGCCTATGTATCGCCGTTTCTGAAACAGTCGAAGACGGTGGCCTGGGACTATTTGCGGGATGCGTCGTCGTTGCCCGCAGCCGGGCGCCGCCGCGTGCACGAGACCGAGCTGCGCGTCGATTATCGCAATGGAGCCCAGGTCCGGCTCTTTGGTGCGGACAACCCGGACGCCCTGCGCGGCATCTATCTCGATGGGGTCGTACTGGACGAATACGCCGATATGGACCCCCGGCTGTGGGCGGAGGTCGTTCGCCCGGCGCTGGCCGACCGCCAGGGCTGGGCCGTGTTCATCGGCACGCCGAAGGGGCGCAACGAGTTCTTCAGGACCTGGATGCGGGCGAGTGCCGATGGGGAGAACTGGTTCTCGCTGATGCTCAAGGCGAGCGAGACCGAGCTCATTCCGCGAACTGAGCTCGATCTCGCCCGCCGCGAGCTTTCGGAAGAGCAGTACGCGCAGGAATTCGAGTGCAGCTTCGATGCAGCGATTGTCGGTGCGTATTACGGGAAGCTGATGGCGGATGCCGAGCGCGAGAAGCGCATTTGCGGAGTGGGCTATGAAAGCGCGGCGCAGGTATGGACGGCCTGGGATCTCGGCATCCGCGATGCGACTGCGATCTGGTTTGCGCAGACTGTCGGGCGCGAGGTGCGGATCATTGACTACTACGAGGCTTCGGGCGTCGATCTCGGTCATTATGTCCGGGAGATCAACGCGCGCAGTTATGTCTATGCCGGACACATCGTTCCGCATGACGCGCAGGCGAAGGAGCTGGGGACGGGCAAGACCCGCCTGGAAGTTCTGGAAAGTCTTGGGCTCAAGAATATGACCCTCGCGCCGGCGCACCGCATCGAGGACGGCATCAATGCCGCCCGCGTGTTCATTCCGAAGTGCTGGTTTGACGCTGCGAAATGCGCACGCGGGATCGACGCGCTGAAGCTCTATCGTTCCGAATACGACGAGAAGCTGCAGGTGTTGCGGCCCGGGCCCGTGCATGACTGGACGAGCCATGCCGCTGACGCCTTCCGGTATCTGGCAATGACCTTGGATCGCACGGTGTTGCGCAAGGGCTTCAACAAGCGGATCGAATATCCGCCGCTGGGACACATTTGATGCCGAAAATGACCGGACTGGAGCTGCGGGCCATCCTCACTGCGCACCGCACGGACAGCATGTCGGCAATCGTCGCATCCAAACTGGCGGAAGAGCGGGCGACTGCGCTCGATTACTACCAGGGCGACATGTCGAAGAGCATGCCGGCGGCGCACGGGCTCTCCAAGGCGGTCTCGACCGATACGAGCGACACCATCGAAGGGCTGATGCCCACGCTGATGGAGATCTTTACCGGCGGCGATGAGGTGGTGCGTTTCGATCCGCATGGGCCGGAAGACGTGCAGGCCGCCGAGCAGGAAACCGATTACGTCAACCACGTGTTCATGCAGGGCAATCCGGGCTTCCTGATCCTTTATTCGTTCATCAAGGACGCGCTGCTGTCCAAGGTGGGCGTGGTCAAGGTGTGGTGGGAAAAACAGGAGCTGAAAGAGCGCGAGACCTATCTCGACCTGGATGAAGCGGCGTTTGCGGCAATCAGCGCGACGGACGATATCGAAATCGTTGAGCACACCGAGCACAGCGCGCAAAGCATCGATCCACAGACCGGCCAGCCCGTCGAGCAAAAGCTGCACGACGTCACGATAGAGGCCAGCCGCCACACCGAGCGCGCGCGGGTCGATACTGTGGCGCCGGAAGAGTTTGGCATTGCGCGCAACGCGCGGTGCATTGAGGAAGCGACCTATTGCTTCCATGACGTGTTCCGCACCGAGAGCCAGCTCATGGAGCAAGGCTTCGATAAGCCGCAGGTGAAGGACTTGCCGTCGTATCTGGTTGCCCCCACGGTCGAGGAAATCGCCCGCGATACGGTCAACGAATCGACGCTGCGCCAGGGCGAAGACAATATGAACACCGCCAACCGGCTCATCCGGGTGACCGAGCACTACATCAAGCTCGATTACGAGAAGAACGACAGTCCGCGGCTTTATCGCGTCACCACCGCCGGCGAAGAGGGCCACGTTCTATTGCGGGACGGCGAACCCGATATCAACGAAGTAGATCGGATGCCGTTCGCGGCCATGACGCCGGTCATCGTCACGCACCGGTTTTTCGGCCGCTCGGTCGCGGACCTCGTACGTGACATTCAGGAAATCAAGACGGCGCTGTTACGCGGGATGCTGGATAATCTCTATTTGCACAACAACCCGCGGGCGGTGGTTTCCGAAAATTCATCTAGCGAAACTACGCTGGACGATCTCCTAGTCTCACGGCCGGGTGGCATTATCCGCGCCAAGACGACAGACGCAGTTGAATGGCAGACTG